CTCAATTTCTCAATTTCAAAAAACGAGCAACGTATTTTTATATAATATGGTTCATTACTCAAAAAAATGTGTGCAAAAAAATGAGCAATTACTCAATTTCTCAATTACTCAATTACTCAATTTCTCAAAAATGAGCAATTACTCAAAAAAATGTATGCCAAAAAAACGAGCAATTACTCAATTTCTCAATTACTCAATTACTCAATTTCTCAAAAATGAGCAATTACTCAATTCATTATTTAGTCATATTATATAATCATATGAATAACCCAGTTTAACCCAGGTTTTTTATTTTTTGGGTTTTACTATGTTTCTACTATATTTACTGTATTTTTATCTAAATATTGTTTATATGACAAACCTAGAAGAAATAAAATATTTTTTTATTGAAGATTTAATTAAAAAGAAACAACAAAAAAAAATTTGGAACCAAACTTACAAGCAAAAAAATAAAGAAAAAAAGAGACAAATGATAGAACAAATTAAAAAAGAGCGTCAAGAGAATTCGCTAATTTTTAACCAATTTTAATCTAAACATTAATTAACTAAACATGAATCTTAAGGAAGAATTGAAAAAACTTCGCCCAAACTTATCTGATGGATCAATTAAAACATATTCATCAATATTAAGAAATTTACATAAAAAAGTGTTTGAAAATCAAGAAATAGAAAAATCTAATTTTAACGAATCTAAGAAAGTTTTAGATCATCTCAAAGATATGCCTGCAAATAAACGCAAGACAATTCTAAGTGCTTTAGTTGTTTTGACTGATAAAGATGAATATAGAAATGTCATGAATGGTGATGTATCAGATTATAATGAAGAAATACGAAAACAAGAAAAATCTGTGACTCAAAGAGAAAACTGGATTGAGACAGATGAAATTAGAGAGGTATTCAATCGTTTAGAAAATGATGCAAAGATTTTATTTAAGAAACAAAATAAAACAAACGCTGACATTCAACAAATTCAAAGTTATATAATAGTCTCATTATTAGGTGGCGTATTTATTCCTCCAAGGCGTAGTTTAGATTATTGTTCTATGAAAATCAGAAATATCAATAAAGATGAAGATAATTATATTAACAAAAACAAATTTATTTTTAATAGATATAAAACTGCAAAGACATATGGACAGCAAGAATTAGAAATTCCTCAACAACTTAAAAATATTTTGAATAGATGGATTGCTATAAATGATGGTGAATACTTATTGAGGGATAAAAATGGAAATCAAATGACATCTACAAAATTAAACCAATACATGAATAGAATTTTTGGAGGAAAGAAAATTGCTGTGAATTCTATGAGACATACTTATTTAACAGATAAATATAAACAAACAAGTGAAGAAAATAAGAAACTAGCAAAAGACATGGCTGAAATGGGAAGTAGTACTAATATGGCTGATACATATATTAAGTTGAAATAATCAATAATTAAAGTTTAACTTAATTACGACCCTATATAATATTAAGTTAAACCTAAACATTTGATAAATTTAACCAAAGTTAATGTTTAAATTGAAGAAAATGAGGCGAAACATCGTTTAAACATTAATAAAATTAATTTTATTAATGTTTAACTACACAGAACCCCTTGGAATTGTTAGTTAAACCTTAATTTTGGTTAATCTTCTTACGTTTATGAATGGACGGCATTGGTTATTAATGTTTAACTTAATTATGACCCTACATAATAATTAGTTAAACATTAATTATGTTTAATCTTCATCCTCATCTAATCGTTCCATCTCAATCATCAATATATAATCACTTGTTCCTCCATGTAAATTTTGAGAGACTGCACTTCTTAATGTTATTCTAATTTCATAACCTGGTTGATAATTCCAATAGAAGCAAGTGTTATCATTTGGACCTGAATAATAATAACTAGTTGTATTGGCAGTATTTACAACCTGCCTTGCTGGACCCAAACAATAAGATATTTGATTTCCTCCTGTAGCATTTACGCTATATGCTTGTTGAGCAGTTGAAGACCTTAAATATATGGTTGGATATACATTGAAGGCTGAAGTTATTTCCACTCCTGACTTATAAGACCATCTACATCTGTAATTACCTGATGGAATATTTGTATTATTTATCAAATAAGATTGGTCATTAACACTTGTAAATCTTTGATAGTAATCTGAACTATTTATCACTAAAACAAATTTATCCATATTCACCATTATATATCATATCAGGATAAAATATTTACATAAATACACTTCCTAATTCTCTTCCAGTTTTTTCAATTTCTTTTCCGCGTTCCTGAATATCTCTTACATTCTCTAATTGTTTATTTACTCCTCCTTTACGATATTTGCTAATATCGCTAATTTCAGATATTTGTCCTGCGCCTTTTGCTCCAAGACGAGAAGCGGTAGATAATGCCCCAGCACCAGAAGCAATTACACTTCCAAATGGCAATGTTTGAGTAATAGGATTAGAAGCAATTTTACCTGAAATTTTTGAAACTTGTCCTAAAACATTCTGTGCTTGTCCTGCCCCTTTTGATATTTGTTCAGCAATTCCTGGACCTTGTTCCTTAACCATCTTAGCAACTCCTGATGCTTTTTTAAATACATCTTCTCCTACATCAGAAGCCTTCTTAAAAATATTTGACGCTGATCCTGCGGTTTTCTTGAAAATATTAGGTGAAATTTTCATATCTGTATAACATATTAAGTCAAAAAAAATGATTTCAAATAATATTTAATCTTCCTTTACTATTATTTCGTCCCAGTTTTTAAACATACGCCCATTATCAGAATTAATGTATAAAAATGTGTGAGGTTTGTTATAAACTAATTTAACAACATCATTTATTAATTCTTTATTTTGTTCTTCTAAAATCTCATCAAATATTTCTGTTAATGCTTTTTTATTCACTTTGAAAATAAAAAAATTGGTGAATAATCTTCTCATCTCACGAGTTACACTATAAAATGTTTGAACTAAAAATATTACTGAAATTCTCATAGGTCTCCTATTCATCATCAATTCATTAAATAATTTGAGTGTATCTTTATTTTTTAAATATGCTCCCATATCATCAAAAATTAAGCAAAATTTTAATTTAGTTTTAAGTTCATTATCATTATCCATTTTACATAATTCTATAACTTCATCTAAATTATCATAATTCAATTCGTCATAAATTCGTTCTTCATCTAACTGATTTAATGCACCATCTAACATACTATCTCTTGACCTCGGAGGACAAAATAAATATATTTTAGAATACTTTCCTCTCAATCCATTTCTATTACTAAATAAACTCTGAACGAATGTTGTTTTACCTTGTCCTGGTTTTCCAATAATCAATGTTGCACATGATTGTTTATTAAATGCTAATTTAAGCAACTCATAATTATTTAATGATGGATGTAATTCATCATCACATACACACTCTGGTATTTTTAATTTAGGGCGATTGTGTTCAACTATTTCAATACTCATTATAATATAAGTGATAATTTATTTTATCAAATATATGTATATATGCCTTTCAAAGTAAGAAAATTGAGAAATAAAGATTTATATCAAGTTAAGAACACAAAAACTGGCGAAGTTCATTCAAAACATTCAACATTAGAAAATGCGAAAAAACAAGTTAGATTGTTATATATGCTTGAAAAACAAAAAGAAATTGATAAAATTCAACTTCCAGTAAATCCATTTGAAGATTTGAAAACTTACTTAAAATAAAAAAAAATATATTCATTTAGTATAATGCCTCCTAAACAAAATATTACAAAAAAAACCACAACTCAGAAACAAAAACAAAAAAAAGCAAAACAACAACAACAACAACAACAAGGACAAAATGTTAAAATTAACATTCGGGTTGGCGAAACAAAAAAACCAAGAGCACCAAGAAAACCATCTGATAAAAAACAACCGCCAAAACAACCTCCAAAACCACCTCCAAATGTTCCAATTCAACAACCTCAATATGTTCCTATGTTTCTAAGCCAACAACCAGCACAATATTTTACACCTCCAGTTCCAACTAACATATTACCAGTAGCACCTCCTGGGACTGCAACGGCTCCTATAACTGTAACTCCAACTGCTCCAATTATTCCACCTACTCCACCTGCTCCTACAATCAGACCAATTCCAAGGCCTCCAATTCCACCAAGACCTACATCACCAGGTAGAATGTCTCCAATTCCAAATATTCCAACTATAACAAGAATGACAAACGCTCCATCAATTGAATTAAATACATTCACAAATTTTACTCCAAGACAGGACATAATTTCTAATTTTATAGCATTTGGCGATTTAGATGAACCACAAGCATTTTCTTTTAATGATTATCTGGATTCATTTTCTAATGTAAATAATTGGGTTCAAGGATATGTAAATGAATTTAATGATTTTAATGATACAAGAAGCACAGAATCGGAATCTATTTCATTTACTGGATTTATTAGAGATTTTGGAACACAAACTCAAGATATAGCGCTATCTGCAATATCAGCAACTTTAAAAGAAATGGAAACACAAACAGAACAATTTATTCCGCCTCCACCTCCACCAAGACAAACACAGCAACAACAAGCATTACCTCCTCCTCCAATACCAAAAGAATTTACTGCTCCAACTCAAGATATACAACCCTCAGCAGTTCAAAATTTTGTTAATTTGACTCAAGAAAATTTATCAAGATTAGGGGGAATTAGTTCTAATAAAGAATATGCTCCAAGTGAAATGAGTGATATAACGCGTTCTACTATGGTAGATTTACCAGCTCAAATAATGGAATCAGCAAAAAAAAGACAACAACAAAGACAACAAACACTTGATGAAATCATAGAAAAACAAAAAGAAAAAAAGAAAGAAGAAAATAAATCTGAAGGAATGATGGGACAAATAGCGTCAGAAATGGAAAAAAGAAGGAATCTATTTGAACCATCTGAAGAAGATGAAATAGATTACTCTGAATGGGAAATTGAAAACCCAGAACCTAAACCAACAGTTGAAAAACCAGTTAAAAAAATGAGAAAGCCTGGTTCTGGTCGTCCAAAAGGTTCTGGAAATAAATCTGATGCTGAAAAAGAATATCAAAATATAGTTGATACTCAAAAAGGAGAAATTAGAAAGAATAAAGACAAAATTAGAATTATGAAAGAAAGAAAACTGGAGATTGATGATGAAGATAGAACTATTGATGATTATGAAGAAATGAATAAAAATGCTCAAAGAGAAATAAATAGAATGAATCAATTAATAAAAGTAGAAATGGATAAAAGAAAATTACAACCAGTTCCAGAGTTTGAATTTGAAGACGAAGAAGAAGAATATTAACAAAAAAATATAATATGATAATATATAAATGTCGGAATATCTCAAAGAAAAAAAAATTATTAATATTAACAGTAATGACGCAACTATTTTTAGAAATAGTTCGTTTCTATCTGACTTAACATTTTCATTTCCAAATATTTTATCTCGTGATGATGAGGTTGAATTTGTTGAAGGAGGATTAGAATCCGCTGTTTTTCCAGTTAGTTTTTATATTATCAATTATTCAAATCATATTTTAAGTTATACTATTGAACATCATGGAGTTTATACAAATTATTCAATTACTATTCCAGTAGGTAATTATGATTATAAAACTTTATTTACTTCAATGCACACGTTATTTACTGCTAATGGTCATAATTTTGTTTTAACTTTGAATGAAACTAATGGAATTATGACAATGGAATATAAACCAACTAGCGGAAGAGTTTTTTATAGAATTAATCATGCTTTATCTAGTTGTTTTAGGATTTTAGGATTTGATTATAATACTGATTATTTTCCAACAGCAAATATTTTAATTGCCCCTTTTGCCTTGAATTTATTAGGAATTAAAAAATTAAAAATTTATTGTCCTCAGTTTAGCAGTTCTAATTTAGACACACAAAATTATCA